CAATCGCATTCATGATGAACATGGCATAATTCAGAATAACAATAAAACAACATTAAACAACCTCGCTTAATTTGTGACCTGCTCCTTCTGGGCAAGACATAGCCTGTATGATCCTTACATCATCAAAATGATTGACAAGGAATACTAGCTTACATTTACAACATCTAAGATTCATTCTTCTCCCTCACAAAAGCAACCGTCAGGCCAATCACCACAATTAGGACAAAGAGGCATTAAAACCACTCCTGACTGATTATGTCTTTACAATGCTCACAGATCCCCCAGATTTGTTTGAGTTGATCTTCGTAGCATTTTCTTTTCTTGCAGATACAGCATTTCTCGTAAGGTCGTTCCATATTATCGATTCCTGCCTCTATGGACTATATAATACGCTCGGCAGAATGCCGTGCAAATCTTTTGATTTGCTTAAAATCGTTTTACGCGATTGCATATCGCGTGAAAGGTATGCCTTTCGACTCATGATTAAGTTAAAAGGATTAGGGGTGGGGTTCGGGGAGTTTTAAGAACCGATGCGGAGTCGATGGGGATATGATGGAGAGCCTCTATATTATAGGAGTCATAATCTTAGGTTTTGGAGTCCTAGCTAAACTCTTGTTAGATTTAGGACACCAAATTGATGAAGGATTAATTGAATTAGATGAAAAATTAGCGTTAGCAATACGATCAGTAGTAGAAAAGATACCAGGACTAGGTGATTCTGAGCCGATTAATCCTATACAAATGGCATTCGCGCAGCTAATAGGAAACATGGCTCAACAAAAACAAGTTATTATTCCACCAAAAATCATAGAAAGAGACGAAAAAGGTCTATTTACAAAAGAACAATAATAAACAACTACACAACCAGAAGTTGATATGGCACGTAGAAAAAAGTCCACAAGACGCAGAAGCCCACGCTCGGTTTCACTATTGAATGTAGCAGAAAGTTATGCTTATGCTAATATATTGACATCTGGATTAATGGGAACTTCTCCCGTTGGATTCGTAACAGGTGCAACTGACCTCGGTTACAAATCGATAAGCGATTCAGTTGGCGGTTACAATACATCTAGTATGGTTGCAGTTGGTGGAGGAGCGATCTCTTTAGGAGATATTGTCTCAGCACCAGACCAAGCATTTGGAATTGTTCAGAATAACTTCATGAACAACTATCAACAGATGGCTGTTCAATCAATTGGAGTCGGAATTGGTTTCAAGCTAGGCAAGAGATTACTTCGCCGACCTATATCAAACGTAAATCGCAATATCTTCAAACCTTTAGGAGCAGGTTTCAAACTTTGAGGTGATCTAAGATGACAACACAAAACGTAACAGGCGTCCTAAACTGCTCAAGCGGTTTCAAAATACCATTATCTGCAACTATCACAGACGGAACAGAAGTCGCATTGACTACAGACACATCATTCACAGTAACAGCACAAAACATCGGAGACTTTGCTCCTGGTCAAACTGTTGTCTCTGGATTAATAACAGCAGGGGCTAACATGTCATACTGCTATATTCTAAGAAAGGGATTAATTCTAGCTCTAGTACCTTGGGCGGTTAAAGGTGTAGCGTGTGGTAATCCTTCACTACATAGGGCTGTAACTCTTCAGCCGGGAGATCAACTACGAGTATTGACTATGGTTGCGGCTGCAAGAAATGCTGCTTTATCTGTAGTAACTAATCAAGGAGTGCCTAGAATTTTCATAGGTACTGCTGCGGGTGCTGCAACAACACAGCTACTAGACCTTCAGACATCTAACACAATTGGGGAAACTCTGAACGGCTCTGTAATTACTCAAGCACAATTTACATCAGTAGATCAGGCACTTATTACAAGCGTGGCAGGTGGCGCACAAGTAACAATGTCTAACGGTAACTTATCAGGAGCTGTTCCTGCTACTGATCCTATCGAAGTACAACCTTACATGAAGCCAGTTTCAATTCCTGTAGCTCTAAACTTTACAGCGCAATACATAACTTCTGCTTAAGGTGATCTAAATGAAGATGACAAAAGCACAAGGCCGCAGAAGATTAGCAGAAATGGAATCTAAAGCGTTTAGATTGTTAGGTGCAGGTTATATGTCACTAAAAGACTTCGAAGCAGTTCAAAGAATTGTTAAAACACGTTCAAACCAATTAAAGTGATATGATATGCCTCTCCCTAATGCTGAAAAACGTAGCAATAGGATTTATCCAATTATCAAGGGCAAGACGCTTGAAGAGATCGCATCTGGTGAAAATCCTACCATTGATAATATAGGAAAGCCTATTGATGTAATGCTATTGAATGAGGATGAACTAAGAAGATTAGTATTAATTAAATTCGCAATTACTGCTTGTAAAGGTGATTGGGATGGATTTTTGACTTAGGAGAGATAGATATGCCACTACCAGACGCACCAGATTATTCAAAAAGAATATACGAACTATTGAAAGAAACTGATCTTGAGAACTTATCCTATGCTCAATTTCAAGCAGTAGCTGAAAAACTATTTATTGAGCCTGAGAATGAAGATGAAATGCGCCGTTTAGTATTAGTTCAACTAGCTAGGATGGCAGTTCGTGGTGATTGGGATGGATTTTTGACTGGTGGAGGCGGCGGTGGCGGTGCTCCAACAGATGCAGAATATGTTGTAATGACATTGAACGGTACTCTAACTAACGAAAGAAAACTAACTGCAGGTTCCAGAATAACGATCACAGACGGCGGTGCAGGTGGAAACGTTACAATTGCAGCAGATGCCAGTCCTGTAACTTCTTTGGTTGCAGGTACTAACATTACATTAAGCCCAGTATCTGGTTTAGGTGATGTTACAGTTAATGCCGCTAACAGTCCTGTAACTTCTCTTGTTGCAGGTACTAACATTACATTAAGTCCGGTTTCAGGATTAGGTGATGTAACAATAACAGCAGCAACTCCTACAGGATTAGCACCAAATGATGCTTCATATCTTACTCTTGGTTTAGATGGCGATCTAACCAATGAAAGAGTATTAACAGCTGGTACAGGAATCGGTTTCACTGATACAGGGCCAAACGGCACATTAACAATTGAGGCAACTGGCGGCGGTGGCGGTGCAGGATATCAGCCCGTATTGCCTGACCGTGACGGTTCATTCCCTGCAAGTAATCGAGAATTGTATCTTGTTTCTTGTATGCCACCCTGGGGGTCAACTCAAGGCTCTACAACCTCAAGCACGACAGCAAGCAATTCACCTTATTTTAGGCCGTTTATTTCACCAGTGGGTGGAACTGTTACAGAAATTCAAGTCAATGTAAATTCCGCTGCTGATACTCCAGATTACTCTATTGGAATCTACAGCGATTCAGGCGGATTGCCTGATTCTTTAATTGCTAAGGGTACAATTTCAATTGCTTCAACTGGAACTTTAGCATTATCTTCATTTTCAGGTACTCCGACATTAGTAGCAGGAACGCAATATCATTTTGCATGGGTTAGAGAAGATACAAGCGGTGCAGGTAATTTTACTGCGGAAAACCCTGAAGGCTGTTTCAAATATGCATCAGTGAGTCAGACCTATCCAAATTTAGCATCAGTCGGAGCAACTGGTGTTGTAGTTGCATTATCAGGTTCTAACAATACATTACCGGCAACCGTTTCAACCGGTAACTTAAGTCCGTTTTCTAATTCGCCTATTCGATTCGGTCTAAGGTGGGATTAATGCCTAAGCCAAAACCCGACCAAGTTATTAGACATGAAATTGTATTAGGACGATCAGAAAGAGAATTAATTTCTGATGGTTTACTGGCTTATCAAGTAAACAGAATATCAACTCCACTTGTAGCTCTAATATCTGATGTCTCCGCTATGTCGTTAATTCTTGGAGCACTAGCGACATATTATGGATTTAAGTTTGAAATCCCCCAACAAGGTTATGATTCAGCATTAGAATTATACAATGATTTCAGGATTCAATACGATGCATTCAAAGAAACAGTAACAGAAATTACACCAGACCCAATTGGTCAAATTTTGAGTATTTTAATTCCTACATATAGACCATTTACAGGAGCAAATCGACCAGACCCATTTATTCCTCAAGTAGAAAACCCAGACATATATGTGCCAACTGGATCTAATCCTGTATTCGGTTCACCAATATAAAATATTGACCTTTCGACCCCCTACTAAGGTAGTTTTTTCCAAAACTTGAACCTGTTATTGCGTAGTGTGGCGCTCTCAGCCTTCAATTCATCAATCTGTGAATTTAACTCACCGATCACTGCTAACATCTTTTTTCTTTCATATGGTGCAATAACGATGCCGTGTGACGACGGAATTAGTTTTCCTGTAAATCCGTCCTCCCCGAATTCCCTCGCCCATTTAGGTTCAGTATAGAACCAAATAATAGCAGTTGAGACATTATCGCTCATCTCGTTCTTTTTAGAACGCTTCTTAATTAATTCAGAAGCTTGTTCATGCAAAGTAAATGAATGTAGTATTTTACTCATGCTTCACACCATCCGTTACAATGAGGGCATAAATGATGATACACTAAATCTTCTTTTTCTTTTTGTGTTAAATCTAGATCATTTGTTACGTCAAACACTTTAGGTGAATAAAAAAATCCCATGCAACATTTACTGCCACAATCGCATTCATGATGAACATGGCATAATTCAGAATAACAATAAAACAACATTAAACAACCTCGCTTAATTTGTGACCTGCTCCTTCTGGGCAAGACA